TTTAAGAAAAGGGTTTTCCGTTTTCTTAAAGGAGATTAAAATGTGTTATGTTGTTGAACCAGAAGTAGTTTTAGTGAACTATCTATTGCATCATCCAAAAGCGAAACTTGATCCAAGAGATTTAGGGAAATTACAGAAAAAAATATACGGCAAGGTACAAGGTTCTTTATATGTAGATGTAACTGATAATTCTGTTTGTGGAGCTGTTAGGAGGCTTAACTATTTATTTGATTGGGATGGAAAAGATAAGAACCATGTTGTTCGTGCAAAGAACTCAAATAGATATTATGATCAGAAGTATGTTGACGCAATAAATAATGGTGTGCCCCGTAATATTCTGAAGAGTGTGGTTGAAGCCTGTGAGTAATCATGAGAGGTGATTCCAAAACCAAGAACGAGAAAATAGCGAGGGATATCGAGTCTACAATAAGAAAGTCTTTGCTTGAAATTCCCCGAGCAAGAACTAAATTTGGGCTAAAGTATTGTAGGGAGCGGGGCTGGCCAACTAACATTGGAGAATTATCATTTGAGCAAATCTTAGAAATTCGAGAACAGGCTGGATGAAAAAATCCATGTTTAAATCAAGAAGAAAGTTCCTAAAAACCATAGCACTGGGGATGTCGGCAGCACTATTACCATTTCCCCGCCTTCCATGCAAGAAGGTTTCCGAAGCCATTTGCCCTCCCAATTATTGGGATAGTCGCACGGACGGAACTTATTTATGGGTGGTCGATTCTCACAATGATCGTATAGTCAAAGGCCGCAATAAACCCTTACTGTTATTTCAAAATGCAACCAACATGTAATCCTAAGTGGCATTATGCAATGGGTGTTTATCAAGGTGTAATGCCGGTAGGGAAACGAAAAAAAATCTCAGAGAGCACTATCAGGTGTTGCACTAGAGTTGATTGTGAATGCGACTATCCCATCGAATCAAGATGCCCGAACTGTAATAAGTGGATTTTACCAATATCCCACCACATAAAAATCGAAGGGAAAAAGGAACTCATATCATTATGCCCAATGTGTCAAAAAGGATATATTTTAAATATTTCTTTGGGCGGAACTGTGTTAAATGTGCCGCTCAGAAAACCCAGGAAACTCTCAAAGCCCTGGAATCTCGAAACTATGTTATTGAAAAGCATGATTCTGGTGAAGCTGATGGTCTCGCGGAAGCATCTTATTATTCAGTATTGTCACCTCCGACTCTGGTACTGGTAATGGAATATGAAAACGGTAGTTGTACCGAGACAATGCTTGGCCGGTGGGCGGGAATTCCTGATATCAATGAGATCAACGAAGTTCTGAGGGAAAACAATATATGATCCTAGACTTATTTTTTACTGTAACCATCTGTTTAATTGTTGTGTGGATTATATGTCGTAAGCGAAGGTATGGGAAAAAGAAGGTTTAATACGGGATAGTCAATGAACCTAGCAAAAATGATAAAAGAAAAGAAACCAAAACGGTAGAAGTTGTAGTGGACATAATAAATATCTTAATTGACAAGATAGCAGAACATGAATGTAAGACAGTCATAAGGCCAAAATTTTTATATCTGGGGCAAGAAGAATTGCAGGCTTTTTTAGAAGAGATAAACTCCATGTTTAAGGCTGCTCAAATTATATTTCAAGGAAAAATTCATTATGGAATCAAGCCGGGCATGAAAAAGCAACTCGAAAATAAGTTCATGGGATTAAAGGTTGTGGGAGTTAATGAGAAAAAGCACATTGGGGTTGCGTAACCATGTTCTACGGATTTAAGATGCCCAAGCTATTAGAAAAAGTTTATAACGATAGAATGTGGGAAGAAATATTCAAGAATAATTGGTAGAAAATTGGTATTTGAAATATACAAAAAGTATCACCAAGTAATTCTTTTTGCAAACAATAAACACTAACAAGGAGAATGCCATGAAAAAAACAACTGCACTTTTAACCATTGTATTTCTTTTGTTTTTCATTGTTGGTTGTGGAGATACCAAGGTGATCAAGGGAGTTGAATATGACACTTGTGGAATAATAAATATTGCCCTAGATCAAAAGAATCCAGACATAGAGTATAAGCCTATTTGGGGGAATATTGTATGGGGTGCGCTTTTATTTGGAACAATCATTGCACCGATATACTTTTATGGTTTTTCTATGTTTGAACCGGTAGGGGGAAAAGACCCCACAAAGCCCATAGGGGCAAAGTAAACGATTCATCAAGATAATAAGCACAAGACAAAGGACAACGATTAAAATGGCTAGGCCAAGGAAGAAGGCAACAAAAAAGGTAGTAAAAAAGGTTGTAAAGAAAAAAAAGAAGGGAAAAAGGGAAGAAAAAAAGGTTGACGAAAGTTTACAAAATAAGGGTGCTCATACTTCCATAGCACAAGTGGAGGCAGCAATTAGGTATTCGAATGGATTTATGACTACCGTAGCAGAAATACTAGGTATTACAAGACAGGCCGTTTGGAAGAGGATTAAAAATAGTGAGCGGCTACAGGAGGTACTGGAAGACGTAGAAGAAAAAATTTTAGATGTGGCGGAATCCAAACTTGTAAAGGCCATAAATGCAGGTAAAAGATGGGCGATTACTTATTACTTGGAAAGAAAAGGCAAGAAGAGAGGGTATGTACCAAGGCAAGAAATCACTGGCAAGGAAGGCAAGCCACTTCCCGTCAAGCTGGAGATTGAGCGATTTGTGCGGGGGAAATTGGAGAAGGAAAAATAAATGGCGTTACCACTTCTTGAAATATATATCCAACTTTTGGGGATTGCCATGATCGGCTTACCTATTTTCGGTATTTGTGCCTTTATTGTATTTTGGGTAAAGGTTGCCGTTGATTTAATAATCCCCCCCCCAATAGATGGAAGTAAAGATGGGTAATAGGGAGAGGTTCCCGAGCGGCCAAAGGGGGCAGACTGTAAATCTGTTGCAATAGCTTCGGAGGTTCAAATCCTCCCCTCTCCACCAAAGCGGGTATTTAAAAATGAAGCACATAAACGACCTACCCCCATGGGGAGTAATTCTAATTTTAATAGGGTATATATTAGCATTTTTTGGATTGATGGGATATTTCGGTATAGTCCTAGACTCAGGTTGTTTGTCGGTGGTGTGGGCGATATTGGCAATGGTAGTTATTAACTGTTTCATTGACGGGTTATTTGTGAGGTTGTGATGGAACATAAAAAAGTTATTGGGGGGTCTTGGACTTGTGAATATTGTGGGCATACAAACAATAGAGGATATGAATGTAGCCGATGTGTCCAAGGGAAAATAAGGGGAACGGATATTCAGGTAGATAAAATAAAACCACTACATTGGTTTAGAAAAATTAAGAAAAGAACACGAAATTTGATCCCCTTCTTATCAAGTCCGTGATCAAGCAGGAGAGCGGGTTTGATCGATATGGTGAAAGCAGGGTCGGAGCACTCGGATTGATGCAGTTAATGCCAGGGACAGCCAAAGACATGGGCCTGGTAGACGACGATGAAAGGTCTGATGCAGAGTGGAATATAGATGCCGGCGTAAGATATCTATGGTTTTTATGGGGTAAGTATCCAGAAATACCAAGCGAGCATGAAAGATTAAAGTTTGCCCTGGCTGCATACAATGCTGGGCGGGGCAATATTAATGAGATGTTGGCACGTGCTAGAGACGCCGAGGGCTTACCGACCTCTTATAAATTGTGGGAAGCGCTTGGTGTTGAAGCTGGCAAATGGCAGACATGGCAATATTCTAAAAAGTTTTTAAAGGAAATAACCGGAGATCATTCAAAAGAAACGCTGGCTTATGTAGCCGCAGTTGAAAGGTTTTATCGGAAGTATCTAACAATATAATGAGTTGTAAATGCCAAAACGAGAGGTTACAAAATGAGAACTTTACATTGTTATTACACCAACCCACGTGTCAAAGAAGCTCCCAAGGCAAACACTTTTAAAATGATAATTCATCATCCCACCCAGTATGTACCGGATTATTATGGTATTGCTTACCCCGTAGAAACCACCGATCACCCCAAGAATACTCCCCTTTCATATGTTTTGGGTGGGGATTGTTGTAAGGGTGAAGGAGATAGATTCCCAGACTTTAGGAATGATTGGATAGTTAGCAGTGCTTGCTACCCGATCCCCCTAAACCTACTCGTTGCACTTTATATTTGGTTTCGGCAGAAACTAAAAAGCCCCTGGACATAGGATAGGGCGGATGTTTAGCAATGGCAGAAAAAAGAAAGATGAAGATAAAGCTATCCGAAGAGGCGGAGAAGTTTTTACTTGCCCCGGAAAAATACCTGGCATTAATAGGAGGGTTTGGATCTGGCAAAACCCATGATCTTTGTGAATTAGGAATAAAATGTGCGATTGAAAACACCGGTGCTCCGGGGATGATGGTTGCACCCACCTATAAGATGATCCGCGACCCCCTTCTCAATGTCTTCGAGGGAATCTTAGTAAAAGAGGAAATCGATTACAAGTTAATCAAAAGCCCCGATATTGTCATTACCCTTTTCAATAGCAGTCATTATCACAATCACATCACTTTTAGATCGGCAGATAGACCCAAGTCTTTACGAGGCCCCAGTCTAAGTTTTTTCGGCATAGACGAAGCGGCTATGGTTGACAGAGAGGCATGGAAAGATTGCAAGTCCAGGCTCAGACATGGTGTAGTTAAGGCTCAATATTTTAAAGGATTTTTGGGAACGACACCCGAAGGAATTGATGATTATATCTATGAGGAATTTGTAACTAAGTGTGAGGACGACAAAAGAAAGGGTCTTTACAACCGGTTCCACATTGATAGCAGGGACAATCCCAACAATGATGATGAATACATAAGAGACCTTTTCGACACTTACGATGAAGAGACACAGAAGGCTTACATACTCGGTCAATTCATTGATATGCGACATGGGCGTGTTTATCATTCCTTTGGAGAACACAACTTAGCCAATACAGAGTTTGACCCCCACCTTAACTTAGGACTTACCTGTGATTTTAATGTCCAGCCCATGATCTGGGAAATATTCCAGTACAAAAAAGATTATGTCGAATTCATAGATGAAATAGTGATTCCCGATAACGCAAAGACTGAGGCAGCGGCAAACATTTTCTGTGGCTGGTATTATGAAAAAATAAAAAAGCTGAATACTAAAATACAGGTAAACATTTTCGGTGATGCATCAGGTGCTTACCGGTCGACGGTAGGTGAATCCGATTACATAATAATTGATGATGTTTTGTCAAATCGTGGTGTTCCCTATGAGGGGTTTGTTCCCAAAGGGCCCCCACCGATAAAAGACAGGATAAATTCTGTTAATTCAGCACTGCAAAACAGGGAAAAGGGTACAAGAGTAAAAATTAATCCCGATAAATGTAAGTGGCTAATCAAGGATTTAAAATTTGTGAGGCTTACGAAAAACGGAATCATAGATAAGAGGCGAGAAGAAAAACAAGGACTAACCCACGCCAGCGAGGCAGCGGGTTATGCGATTCATAAAATTATGCCAATTGAGAGGCCGGTCCGCAGACAGGGGTGGACCTCTGATTCTTATTGGTAGGGAGTGTGAGTAGAATTGGAGTTTGAAGATAAAAATCTTGGCAGCATGGAGTACGCCAGGTTAATTGCAGAGGCTTGTGGAACCAAGGCATATGTTACCAATACCATAAAATGTAATGATTTTTATTTGGGAGAACAGGAGTCATATCTGCCCAAAATAGGCGATGAAACCGATGATGCCTATAACAAAAGAGCAAAGCTATGGATTAATTTTACACAGCCCATTGCAGATAAGAGAGCAAGTATTTACGAGGGAGCTGCAACCAGGAACATTGCAGAGGCCGATGAATACAAGAAAATCATGGAAAAAAAGGTATGGACTGGAAAACAACATGCCTTTCAGGAAATAGACTTACGGTGTGAGTTATCACCGTTTTGCTGTGTTCGCGTTTTTTATGATAAAGAAAAAGACGAAATCTCATACATCCCTTATTCAGCACAACATACTTTTCCTTATATCTCGGAAGAAACGGGTGAGCTTGAGGCCATCTGTTTTAAGTGGGATAAAGAATATATGAAGGTGGACAAATCGATAAAGGTCGTTGCGTTTGAACAGGTATGGGATAAAAGGGGATGGAAGGAATACGAAGATGGCGTACCGGTAGCTGGCCAAGAAGGAGAGCATGATTACGGCGTACTACCCTTTGTGTTTTTCTTTGGTGATCAGCGTTCAAAAGCATACTTCATGAATCCACCCATCTATGATGTGGTTGAACAAAACTATAATATCAACACTGTATTGTCTGATCTTAGATATGTTTGCCAATATCAAAGCTTTGGTCAAATGGTGCTCACCGTTAAGGAGTTTGATAAACAGGGAAATCCGCTTAATCCCAAGGGTGAGATGATAAACACATCGCAATTAAAGGCAGGTGTTGGCAGGGTTCTTTGCGCGCCTCCTGGCGGAGACGTAAAGTTTATCAATCCCGATGCAGCCATTGAAGGGTTAATGAAGGTAGTAGATTTTTTGATCAACAATCTCTACACAACTTCCCATGTACCCAAAGTTACACTGGCTCCCTCCGAGACCACCGCTTCCGGGATCTCATTGATTGTTCAATGGTACCCACTTGTCGGATTTTTAAATAAAAAAAGATCGAGCTTCAGGGTTAGTGAAGAAGAGCTGGTCGAAATGTCTCTTCTAGTTTACCTTTTGAATCATGGGAAGAAAGATGCGTTAAAAGACTACTCATTCACCGTCAATTATGATGAAGGGTCAGCGCCTAAGAGTGCCGAAGAACAAATCAAGATCGATAAATTTGAGCTTGAACTGGCCGTAACCTCACCGGTTGAAATCATGATGAGGAAAGACCCCGACCTGACAGAGGATGAGGCACTTGAAAAACTAAAGAAAAATGAGTTGGATAGCAGGGAAATAATGAGTGTGAGAACAAGTCTTTCAGACAACGAAAATGACGCGCTCGATAAAAAGGTTGAAGACCTAGAAGACCAGAAAGACATAACAACTAAAAAGAAGAAGAAAAAGCGGGTGGGTTAATGGCGGGAGAAAACGGAAATGGATATAAGAAACTATCTTGGAAATTAATACTCCTTCTAATATCGATATTCATAAGCATAGTCGGCTTTAACTATTGGGGGGATATGGGAAGAGGGGCAAGAATAAATAGCTTGGCCGAGGGTACACAAGACAAGATTGATTTCATTTCAGAAAAGAAGCTCGATGAAAAGATTTATGATCGAGACAGAATAGAGTTATTGGATCGGCTGGGTAAGATGGATAAAAAGCTGGACACACTTATTCTGAGACCTTAGTGGGTAAGGCGGGGCTGTCACTGGAATGGGTACATTGTTTTAAAGCTGGGCAGCCTCGGTTGAGTGCGCCCATTCACCTACTGAACTAGGAATATGGAAGGATGGAGCGATGAAAGACAAGCGTGAAGACATAATAGACATTGAGAAATTTCCTGTTGTGCCAGAGGGTAAAGCTATTCCCGAATATGATTTTGTTATAGTTTACGGTGAAAGCACTGGAAGTAAAGCCCAATGATTTGCAGCACTACTTGCCTTCGCAAACTAAAGGACTGTGATCCCATATCAAATGCTACGTGCGGGGAAGACACATTTATTTGTTGTGGGGAATCAGATAAAAACACACGCTCAATAAAAGAAGACAAATACCGCCTATGTTTTGTTTCGGGATTTGATTGGAATATCAATAATTCCATTCCCCAGGAGGATGTAAAATGAGCGATAAAGTTGCACGTTTAATATTTAGCAATCAACTTATTTTGGAGGTATTGAAATTCCCCCCAAATACAAAAATAATAAGCTGTGGATTTCATAAGGGCGATCCAACTTGTATTGCTTTTGTAGTAGAACACCCCGACTTCCCCGTGCTAGACAAAGAAAAAACCATTCCCTGTGCCGTACCCATTTACGAGAGAAAGGGAGACAAGGTTTCTATGATCGATTGGGGTTTAGAGAAAAAGGAGCTTGGTTAGAACTTAGATAATGTCCTCAATACTTAAAATAATGGAACAAATGGCCGGTGCTCACGAAGAAGCACTGGAAAAGATTGTCGCACCTGCAGAAAAAGACTTCCTCCGAATTTGTAGTAATGCTGAACGTAGAATAGAAACCGAGCTCAGAAGGCTCACCAAGCGTCTGGCAATGAACCCCACCGAAATCGATATTCAGCTAGACATTGCCAGAACCGAGGCCACACTCTCAAATGTCTTAAGACTACACAATGAACACATTACAAATGCCGGCGTTGATTGGGCAACCAAATATTATCCCGATATAGTCAGTGATTCCATTAAGAGAATGAATGAGTTTAAATTAGTGAATGGGATATCACTTGATACGTTTGCCGATTTAGATAAGACACAAATCAGAGTTGCGCTTCAAAGCTGGAAAGGTTCATTAATCCAGGCCGGTGATAGTTACAAACAGTTTGTGAGTAAGACCATTACCGAACACATCATAGCCGGGATTGGTACTAAGGCCGATCTTGTCAAGAAATTAATGGACGATGATGGTCTTTTGCCGACGACGACAATGACCCGGAAGACAAGGGCGGGCGGGCAGGCCAGAAATGAGTTAATCAGGATTAGCCGTGAGACCAATGCAATTAAAGACAGGAATGAGAAGCATTTTAGAATGGCGGGGCCTATGGATTCGAGATGTGAAAAAATTTGTCTAAGACATAATGGTAGAATTTTGTCTAGGAGGGAATGGCTAAAAATAAATCTCCGTACCTTCAGCGAGGGGTTGCACTACGGTTGTCGTCATAAATTCTACGCAATTAAAAAAGAATGGCTAGACGATGAAGAGAAAGAAGCCATGAATGGAAACAAGAGAATTCTCTACAGCAAGAAAGACAGAAAATTTATTCAGGATTCAGATGTGCCTAATAATTTCTTAAAGTTAAAGCCACAAAACAAATTTGTAGCCAAAAATATAGACGGTAACTGAGGCATTCGGGTGCCGCTTCTTAGAACACCAAGTTAACACAACTGTTAATCAGGTGTTTTTTATTGCAGTGCAAAGCGTGTTCGCCTTGGGCGTTGTAACTTCGAGTGTGCTGCATAGGTAGGGACAAGCAGATGAGGCTACATTCATCACCTATGGCAGTAATGTTCATAGCCTGGTAACCAGTCAGGAACCCCCTGCCGAAAAATTGAGAGTATTTAAAACCCTTTTTACAAACTTATTAAAAGGAGAAGCATTATGAAGAAAATCAAATCGTTAATCTTAACAATGGCAGGAATCTTTTTAGTCGTGTCTTTGTGTATCGCACTTCCGGGGACGAAACAATGGAAGGCTGCATGGGATGCCAATACTGAATCTGATTTGGCTGGTTATATGCTTTATTACAGTGCTTCTAGTGGTAGTTATGCTGATGCCAATAGCGTTGATTGTGGCAATGTGACCGAGTATAACTTAGACTCTATCGCCACGGGCTCTTATTTGGTTCTAACGGCTTATGATACCTCCGGCAATGAAAGCGATTTTTCGGGTGAAGTCCATTTTTTAGCAGACACGGTTGCTCCTGTAAATCCTGGTGGCCTGGCAATCGTGGAACAGTAAGAATGAAATGGAAGAAGAAAAGAAATTAATTAAGGGCGGCATCTTAACGGGTGCCGCTTTTTCTTTAGGACAATAAAAGGGTTTATGCAATTACAAACATTATATACAAAACACATAGGGATTCACTATTTTGGAGATCCCAACCAAAACGGAACCATCAGACACCGCCAGGATGGAAACACATTCTACCGTGAAAGGCGTGTTGATGGAGAGTATGTAATAGTTGAAGAATGGAGCTACTAGCCCATGTTTAGACACATCTCAACAATCCTATTGATAATTATGTTGCCATCATTTGTGTTTGCAACTGGGCAAAAGATCAAACGCTCTGAGGATGAAATCACTTATCTGGAAATTGACAATGCTTCCGCGGGTTCCAGCGCTGCCGCCTGTGTAGTGCTATCAAATGACCAGCCTGGCACTGCTAGAATATGTCTCCCCAGTTCAAACTATCCCAATTACGCAGGAAAACTTCTACTACTAATTGACGATACGGCATTAATGGTTTTTGATAAAAGCACAATGGAATTACTGGTAGGTATGAGCCTTGCTAATCCACTGAGTCATGAGGACGGGGGGCTTGAAGCTGACGTTAGTTCTTACAATGGATTACTGAAAATCTCAGGGGGTACAACATCACAGATAACAGACAATAGTTCTAATTGGAATACGGCTTATAATTGGGGAGATCATCCCTCCACTGAAGGCGGGCTAGAGGCACAATTAGGAGATGTAACAAATGTTTATACGGATAACGATGGTGCCTTAAATGATGATGATGTGAGCCTGGAAGATGTTCAAACTGCACTATCGAATGATTTTCATAATGCTGGTGGTGATGATGATGATGTTCCAGATGCCGGAGATTTTGGGGCTGCAACTGACCTTGATGCTAATGGTGCTTTAAATGCTGATAGTGTTAGTGCAAATGAATTAAACGCTGGTGGAGTAGAGGCGGAGTTAGAGGCAGTATTAGACCATGATGATTTGCAAAATATTACGGCCAATGAGCATTTAGACTGGTCACAAGATATACCAAATACAATCCATGCCGATAATTATATAGATAATGACACTAATACCAATGCCGATTCTGAGTGTTCTGGCGATACAACCTATTATAGCGGAGAGGGTAATTGTAATGATTTAGACAATCAATATGTTGAATTAACGGATAGTGTTGATGCCGTTGCAGATGTAGACACTACTACCGACCCACCCGTTAAAAATGAAGTGATGAAATATAACGGAACTAAATGGGTTCCGGCTGCCTACGATTATTCTTTTGTATTTGACTTTGATACTTTAAATGATGATGCAACAAACACTCAGCTATTGGGAAGTGGTGAATGGGAAGCAATTGGCGGGATAACCTTTACAGCCACCTACTCTAATGGGCCACCAACTTCATGCTGGATAACTGCATCGGGTGACTTTAATGATAGTGGTACAGGGTGGACGGATGATAAGCTGGAAATGGATGATGGTGACAAAACTTCTGAAGCTACTGATGAGGCCAATAACTATCCAGATGATTCGGGTGATGCAGTAACATTTAGTGCATTGGCAGATGGGCTTACACCAGATGCGGGTAGTTATGTAGTAACATTCTACAACTATTTTATCTATGACAATTCTACTACTGGGAGTGGTTGGGACGATGGAGGGCTGGATGCTGTAGCAGGTGACGGAACACAAGTGATTACATCTGATCATACCAGAACTATTACCCAAGCTCTCGGTGATTCAGATCATTTGGTGTTCGCACACAGAAAAGCAGGAACAACGGTGACTCACGTTGTATGTGGTACTGGCTCTGATACTCTAACTACTGCTATGGATAGGACTGATTCAACGGCAGTAACGCCCTTAAAAGAAACTGTCAGCCATTCTAACGCTGCGACCAATGCCAAAACTGAGGATTTTTATGTATATACTAGTGCAGAACAAAACATAGACGCTCACTCAAGTTCATTTACAACCTTAACAAGTGCTACCGTATACAATTATTTAAGGATTGGGTTAGATGATTTAGCCACTGGCTGGAGTAATGCAGACTTTTTGGCATTAGCTTATAAATATGCAAGCACTTCAGATGAACATAGAACATCAGCGTCCTTAGAGCCAGGTGCAAACGATTACCTTGTGTATATGTATCCTGATGGATGGGGGGATTTAACCGCAGGATCAGATTATGAAACCGATGGAGACACCAGCTTTTTGTTTGATGGTGTAACGGCTGCAATGACTTATGAAGGAGCAAACAATTGTACTAATGAGGTTGGATTCCAGGATTCTTACCGGGTATATGTTTCTGACGACAAAGACTATGGCAATGGAGCAGGAACCGCAATCGGGTTATCTTCCACACAAACATATACTCACTTTTATTATGGTGTTACCACAGACACAGATAGTTTTAATGAGGCAGATTGCGAAGGATTAGCAGGAAGTGATATTGTTTCTACATTAGGTACATTATTTGATGATTATACAATTACCCCAGGAGCAGGTGAATATATCTTATTATGTGTTCCGTCAAGGATTGGTTCTGAAAATACTGATTATGAGTTTTTAGACGGTGCATTCCCTTTTGACTTTAATGAACCAGAACAGATAGTTGATATTGAAAACTATAATAAATGGACAGAGAACTATGAGGCATATCGTTCTTTTGCTGCAAATCTAGGTGAGATAACAGTAACCGTAGGTGCTCCATGAAAAAACTACTTTGCATATTATTGCTGATGCCTTCAGTAGTCTATGGTGCAGTTGAATTAACAGGCCCGGTTGCTCCAAAGAACGATGCTTTCCAATACATGGTAGATGGAGATATGGTTGATTGCACATCAGAGATTATAGAAGATGCTTGTTTTGAAGACATATGGATGGTTCTTGATGATGGATCGCTTACCTTACCTCAAAGCACAGATTGTTCAAGCATAATAGGTGAAGGGGAGGTGTGCTGGGATTCAGATTCAGAAATACTGTATATTGGAACATCCTCTTATGCCTTACCTATAACTGGCGGAGCAGGTGGTGATTCTTGGGGTGATGCAGTAGATTCGGATATTCTCCCAACAGGGGCAGATGATACTTATGATATAGGTGGGGTTGGTGCAGAGTTTAAGGATGGATATTTTGATGGGACACTTGAAGCAGATGAAATTACAGAGAATGGACTTGCTGTTTGCACCGAGGCGTATGCAGATGCACAACCAGGCACTCACCAAGCTAACTTTGTAGTATATGATGATGGTGAGTGGGCAAGCGAAGAAGTGCCAATTTGGATTTCACCAGATGATGTAACGGTAACAATAACAAAAGTAAGTGCGGCAATAATGGGGTCTGGCGCCGATCCTTCATTAGATTATAATATTGAAGAAAGAGCTTGGGGTGCTTTAGGAAGTGCTGGTACTGATTTGCTATCATCTGATGAAACTGTTGATACAAGTGGGGTGATTGTAACGTCTTTTGCAAATGCAGGTATTACAAAAATGTCACATTTGGTAATGACGTCTGGTACGGACTCACCGGATAGTGGGACAGTGAATTTAATACAGGGAGTTATATATTACACAAAATGATTAATAACATTCGTCATATTAACTTAGGAGAAGTTGGGATTGATTTACCTCCGGCAATAATTAGTATCATGGGAACTGAACCAACCATTCTACATTTCTACGTAAACGAAATGGTTTTTTATACAGGCACAGTACCAGACGATAGAATTAAAAAAGCTCCAGAAGGAATACCCTCCATACAATATACTAATGTCGATAGACCCTTTGGACTATTGTGGGATTCTAATGTAATAGCGTTTTCGTTTTGGCATCAGGAAAATATGAAGGCTATGGAAAGAGTGGGAATGGCATCGGTAATTAGAATGTTAAAAAAGCATAGCGTTGAGGTGTGCAGAAAAAACCCTGATTCAAACGATTTAGTTTTTGATATGGATGGAAAGGCAAAGAAGTTTACAGGCTTTGCCATGTCACATGTTGACAATTGGAATGCCACTAACTTCTTTATCAGTTTAGAGGTTAATTATGATTTGATGAAGGATATTTACCATGAAGACCCTACGGATAAGGTTGGGGGCATAAGAGAAGTAGACCCTAGCCTAAGTTATTCATTAGCTGCGGAAATTGCTACTGACATAGCAAATAGCCTTGATTCAAAAATTACTACTGGAAATCTTACTATTGAAGAATTGGCAAAGATTAAGGAGTTAGTTAAGAAATGAATTGGGAGAAGATAGCAGGGGTAATATTTATTATTATTTTATTTGTTGGTCTATTTATAATATGCACTACAGGAAAGGCTGAAGAAACTAAACTGACTCCTATCCCTCCACGTGCAGTGACAAAACCCTATCCAGGTATCTCAGCTGATGACCTGATGAGGATCAATCTTTATGTTAAGTTTACCAAGTTTGCAAAGGACTATAAGGGAATCGGTTTTTTCAAACTAGTTAGCAAGAAAGGATTTACCAGAACAAGGGACGTGGGCCGCTATCGCATCAATCTTAATAAGAAGAGCGATGTGTTTGACTATAAGGATTTGGTAGTTATCCTGGGGCCACAGAACATAAAGGGTTTATCCGTGTTGAACTGGACCTATCTTGATCCTAAGAAGGCCCGTGAGACCTGGATTTGGCTTCCAAGCCTGAGAAAGGTGCGTCGGGTTTCAGATTCTGAAGTAGATGACCCTTTCATGGGGACAGAGTTTACCACAGAAGAGATGTCCACCAGGAAGTGGGAAGATGAGACCTATAAGATGGTGGGAGAGAAGAAGTTTAACGGATATACTTCTGGGTTTAATGGTAAGACCTACTCTAAAGATACTGACTGTTATGTCCTGGAAGCACAACCCAAGAGGAAAGAGTGGTATTATTCCAAGCGTGTTGTGTGGCTGGATAAACGGTTTGCTGGTCTTGTATTCGATGAGGTCTATGACCCTGCCGGAAGAAGATGGAAGACCTTTCTTAAAGATTATGGCATCTGGGAGAACGGCTGCCTCCCCCAGCTTTTCCTGGAAGGAAAGGACCAGCTCACCGATCATGTAACCGTCATTGGATTTGAAGAAAAAGACATAACGTTCAATTCTGATCTGAAGGAAAGTTTCTTTACGGAAAGAACTCTAATGAGATCAAAATGGTAATTACTAGGACAATATGAGAGAATTAGCCTTTGAAAGAAGCGAAAGAAATAAGGTTTTTAGTTTGGGGAAAGGCAAGAAAAGATGGGTTTTCCATTGTAAACCCATTCATTATAAACATGATAACAGGTGGAGAAATATTGAAATTAACTTGCGTGAGGAACCTGATAAATTTATTACAGATAGAAATAAAGTAAGTGTTGGATTTAGAAAAGATGGGAAGTTGGAGAAGTACATAGGGCTAAGATATGATTATGACCACCAGTTTGAAACTACTTTTAGGGAAATTAAGGTTGATGGTGTAGAGAAAACTTCTATCTCTGACTTTAATTCATTGAGTAAGGAAACAAAGTCAGAGATAGGGCATACCTTGGCTTCTGGTGCGGAGATAGTTACTAAATTAACTTTTTGCGGAGTTAAGAATTTTGTGAAAGTTCCATCTCAAATAGATAATTTTAAGCTAGTTGAGGAAATTCATTTGAAGGGGTTGACCTGTAGCAATCAAAAAGTTGGAAATGAATATGTTGCAGACGATAGGGGAAGATTTAATATAGTAGACGAAAATGGTGAGTTAAAGTTTTGGATTAAATCTCCTTACTTTGTAGATGCTTCCGGAGAGAGAAGTAATAATATTATAGCTACCTTATCAGAGATTGGTGGGAGACTATTCTACACCAAGATACCAACAAAAAGAGGAAAAGACGATTTACTATTAGCCCAGTATCCAATTTTAATAGATACAAATGTTTATTACAGCTCAACTTCAGACGGCTGGATAAATAGAACCAATGGGTACGCAGACCCGCCAGAAGAAAACAACACATGGCAAGCTGACCACGATGCGGCTATTGGAGATGATGGGGCTGATGATGATGCATTTCATGCCCAAGCAATGATGGCTGAAAACCACTTTGATGGAAAAGCATTTATAACTAGAATCGTTAGAACCTTTCTCTGTTTTGACACTTCTGATTTAGACGGCGAAACCATTACAAGTGCTACCCTAAAGTTATTTGAAGAATCTGGTGCTACTGAGGTTGTTTCAGCACAAGAAGGAACACAGACTGACCCATTAGATTTTGTTGGATATACTGATTATGATGAATTTACAGGAACAGAATTTGGTCATGCTACAATGCCAGCGGATGATTATTGCTCAATCTCTTTTAATACATTAGGCAAAAGTAAGATTAACAAAACGGGAACGACTAAGATTTGCTGCAGGGAATATGTCTTTGATTATTCAGATGCAGACCCGCTTGATGGTGTTCATGTTGTAGGAATATTCTTTTCTGATGAAGACGGTACAACCAAAGACCCTAAATTGGAAGTTGATATTGAGGGTGGTGCATATAGAAGAAGGGTGATCGTAACTGGATAATAAAGTGGATATTGGTGGAAAGTAAATAATGGAAACAGTTAGAATACAAAATGGTGATACCGAAAAAATAGTAGCTATATTTTATGATATGAGCATTCCCCCTAATGCGCTAACGGGTGAAACTGTTCCAATGTCTATTTGGAGAGAATCTAATAGCGAGTGGTTTACTGGCGCAGCATGGCAAGCGGGTTACACCACCTTTAACATGACAGAGCAAGCTCAAGGAGATTATTATTATAATTTTGATACTTCCGGTCTATCTGATGATGTGTATCATGTGAAAGCTGTATGTTCAAACGTCGGTTGTGTCGATCCAGTTCAAACAGGGGAATTAAAAGTAGGATATTATGTTGATAATATAGATGCCCCCATGTCTATCGTAGATACTGTAGTTGATGCAATTCAAGCGGTCACAGATGTTTTACCTAACGCTGGAGCCCTTACGGATATTGACACAGGAGTAAATAACATCGAAGCGGTAACTGACGTGTTGCCAAATGCAGGAGCATTGACCGACATAGATACAGGGGTAAATAATATTGAAGCCAAGCTACCGACAAATGAGATTATGGGGAGTAGCGATAAAACAGATAAAGACGATGAAATAGATGCCATTAAAGCAGTTATAGACGGCTTAACCGCAGAACACGCTGCCCTTTCCGCAGAACACGCTGCACTTTCTGTAGAGCACGCCGGAGTAAGCACTTTTGACCCTACTTCAGATGAAGTAGATGTGGGGAAGGTTAAAGGGGGAGCGGTATCGGGGGTTAATGATTTCAAGGCCAATGTGTCTAATCTTGATACAACGATATCTTCAAGAAGTTCTCATTCGGCAAATAATGCAAGAGATGCGATCCTGTCGGATTCAACTCCATTTGATGGAGCCAAAATAGATGCTGCCGTATCTAGTCGATCAAACCATGATGACCCCGATCCCTCTGGTCACATAGATGCCACTATAAGCTCAAGATCGTCACATACGGCTGCCAATGTGTGGAGCGTAGCCACATTTGGAACGCTTGTAGCTGATATTTGGGCTTATGCGACAAGAGCATTGACTGAGATAGGAGTTTCGGGTCTTGCTTCTCAATCATCGGTTGACGCAATTCAAACTGATATCAATAGATTGCTTGGTCTGTCTAATGAAAATAATTACATAGACCAAACTAGCTATGACGGAGATGATAATCTCACATCAGCAAGAGTAAGAACATATTCAGACCCCGCTTCCGTAGGAACAGACGATGATGTTATTGCTACATACACTATTACAGCAGTAGGGACAGGGGCGGGGAAATTTTCAAGCTGGAAGCAGGTTAAATAATGATTAGCATAGGCATTGCGACAAAGGGGTTATTTCCGGGACAACCGATTGCTATTGCAACAAGAGGATATTTTGGTGGAATCACTGAAGTGTTAGGCGAACCCCTTTTCATAATCACCATAACCCACGAGGAATTACATGCCATTACCCTATCTTAAAATATCATTAGCAAATAAGGAACGCCTTGATCAATCAATAACAGATAAAGAACATATTAACCAAAACATTACAGATTGTGAATTGATTGAGCAGGAAATAAGTGCCAAGGAAATGTTGTCTATAACAATATCTCACAGAGATAGTGAGTAGGTGAAATATGAGTAAATATGCGGCGGGAACTACAATCAGGATTACGGCTGAAATTATAGATCATGATAGTACCCTAACCGATCCAAAAACTATTAAGGTTACAGTTTATAAGGGAGCGGTAAAAGAAGTCGATCTTCAAGATATGACTAAGGTGAGCACGGGATTCTACTATTATAACTGGCAATCGTCTGTGGATGATGCGACGGGCAAATACGATGTAAAAGTTACTCTAACTTCTGGTATCTATACCTCAATCAAAAAAGAAGTGGAAACAATCGAATTATTTTAGGGTGGTTATGCGAAATGACAAAAAGGAGAGTGACTATTGATGGTATTTTAGACGGAGCATTTGATGTGAGCACTACCGATGGTAAGTCAAAATTGTTTTACGTCACCGCAGAGAACGTTAATCTTTTTATCGAAGGATTGGGTTTAATTAAAACCACCGACAACCACAAGAAAAATATGGTTAGGTGGAGTCTTGAGCTATTAGAACAATTTAAAAAAGAGATGGAAGCGTAATGATGCCGACCATAAAACCAGGGAGACCCACCAAAATGGTGGGTTTTTTATTTTGTAAATTTTAAGGAGGAAACAACCATGACAGAAGACAACATTAAAACAGATGTAATCGATCAAGTAGTAACCCCACCCCTAGCACCACTCACAACAGAAGAACCCGGCCTGCCTAAATTAACTGCCGCCGATCCCGGGCACCCGAACTACGACCCCCTCAAGGATGAAAAGGTAAAAGTTCATAGCAACAAGCTGATTAATCGCATTACCGAAAAGGACGATGAGGTTAAAAGCCTTAAGGAAATACTTGAATCCACAAACGAAAAGCTGTCCACCTTCGAGAAAAAAAAGAAGGAAGAAGAGGACAGGGGCAAGTCTGAACTGTTATTGGTCGGTGATAAACTTTCTGAACTTGAGAAGGAAAGAGCTACCCTTGCCAGCACTTTGGAAAGCACCAAAACATCTAAGGATAAAGAAATACTTAATCTTAATGCAAGGGTACTGCTTATGGAGGAGTTAAGTCGGGCGGGTATCATACCCAATGCAACTGAACAAAGGGGATTGCAGGCAGAACTTGAAGAAAGGCTCGGTAAAAATGGAGATACCGAAGATCCTTCGGAAATCGCAAAGTCTATTGTTGCCGAATTTGGTAAGGACAGAGAAAGCAACCCCACGATCACTACTCCCAAGCCCGATGCTCCGCTGCGAAAACCGCAGAAAGTAGAGCCGACTGATGATATGAAAAGGCTTACAGAACTTAGCAAGGGTGATATGACACCTGAAAAAGAAGCAGAAATTTTGGAAATCCAAAAAAGAATGGAGATAAAGGAAAGGAACCGCTAAATAAAATTATCGATAGGTCAAACAGATAATTTTATTTTCACACTGACAACTAGGGAATGGAAAACATCCGAGACATGATCTCGGTTTTTTTGTGCCCATATTCTTATTCAGAAAAGAAGGAGGTGAAAGAATATGGCGAATGAATCTATTATGAATGCGATGGCTGATACCGATTGGACTAGCGGGGTGATCCCCACTATTACGTCTAAACGGATATATCAAAAGGCGATGAATGCATGTAAAACCTCTAAATTTATGGGGGCTGAGGGTGACCTCATGCCTATCATAAGGAAAGTTGACATGCTGGATGAGCCCGGAGATACCATTAATATTATCAGAACTCTCGATATTGACGATACTGCCGTAACCGGCAGGTTGCAGGGGGAAGAAGATAATGTTGATTCAGAGGTGTTGAATCTGGCGCCGGTCTTGAGAAAAAAGGGTATTTCCTGGAAGTTTCTTGCGGCCAGAAGAATCACTTTTGCAATGAGAGAGCGTGCGGTAATGCTTCTGTCCAGATTTTGGACAAGGCATGTAGACACCACACTTTTGACGGCCCTCACGGGTACTGGCGGTGGTTTTAGTGGAACCGTGCCGGATGTGACCTGGGCTGGTGATGCTACTGGACTGGCAGATATTGACTCTACCGATGTCTTGGATTTGGATGATCTTGATCTGGCAAAAGAAAGTCTTGAGGAAGATAATGCTATTCCCGTTGGTGGGGAGGAAGGAAAGTACATAGCTTTCCTCCATACCAGGCAAGCTCATTACCTTACCATCACAAGTGCATGGAGGGAATATCAGCAAAACGCCGATATAAGAGGTATCGAGAACTGGTTATTCCAGGGCAAGAAACCTCCCTACGGTGGAGTTACACCGTTTGGTTACTGGAATGGTATGGCACTGTTCAAAACCAACCAGGTTCCCACCGTTTCCTCGACTAGCTCCCCAAGCATTGCTGTTGCTACGGCAACGGTAATGGGTTGCGAGGCTTTGTCTTATGCGGTCGAAGGGTATGATCCCGGCGATGGAAGTATGGTAGAGGGAATTTATTACACCGACGAAACCAGGGATTACAAGAACGAGATTGGTGTTGGTTCTGCCCTGTGTCGCGTGGCGAGTGTAATGACCTCGGAAAACCTTAAGCAGATCAAATCTGCCGCAAATAACCCTAACGCTTAATACGCTTTAGTGTGATAAATACAATAATTAACCGGGGGGTGTAAAAAGGCACCCCCCATTATTTTTTAGAGGAGACCAGACAATGAGTGAAGAAAAGAAAAATTATGACACCATAACGAAATATGAAATCACGTATATTGGGCCGAAACCAGTTAAGACAATTACAAATCCTTGCATTGCCCCTGGGCAACCTCAAAAAGATATACGATGCCCCAGAAATGAACCAGTATTTATTACGGCAGATCACTATTCCGAGCTTCTACGCATGATAAGAAAAGATACGGCCAATTGGAAACATCGGAAATTTGAAGTGGGAACACCGGATAAAGAAATAAATAAACTCAATCAACGACTCGAAAAAATCGAGAAACCGGCTGGCAAAAAAACAACTGACTCTGCCAAGGCAAATCCTATGAGTTGTGATGATTCCAGTAGTCCCATAAAGCCGTCGAAGAAAAAACCTCGCAAGAAATCGAAAAAGAAACCCTCTAAGTGGGCGGACGGGAAAGCAACAGGTGGGAAAGAAAAGCCGGGAGTTTTTCCAAGGAATAGACCCAAACTGCAAGAACAGGATTAAGGAGTAACAATGGCAGGAAATTACATAACGAGCACAACTATGCTTGTCTTCCCAAACGGCGAGAAATTTGAAAAGTCTCTTCACCCCGATTTAACGCAATCCGAAAAAGATACTGCCCTTGACCTAGTTATAACTGAGTCTGAGAATTGGGTTGACAATCAACTAAAAGGCAGAACCGCTATTCCCGCTACCCACGTTACGTCGGCCTGCAAACAGATTGCTCTTGAATATGCACGCTCATTAATGCTGAGAGACAATCCCATTATCACGGACGATGACAGAGAAAAACGGGAAAAACAGTATTTTGATAGAGCAGAAAAACTTATAGGAGGTCTGCGCTATTGTGCCAGTGCCGATACACCTACACCATCTTCTCAGAATACGGGTGACGGTACGATAACTGCAATCACCGTTGATGACAATGAAACCATTACAGAATCATGGATTGTGCGGTGTATATCCGATACTGAGCCAACATTTGAAGTAATTGGGAGTAAGACGGGAGTGCTTTACAATTATGATATTACTGAGGGTGTTTATCCCAATCAAGCTGATTCAGAAAAGTATGAGGATCAGAGGAAGATATCATTTACCATTACTGCGGGTGATACTGTTTTTGCCGAGGAAGATGAATTTGTTTTTAAAACCTATGCTGCCCGATGGGAACAAGAGACTTTTGGGAGTACCGAAATAGTGTTGGGGTAAGAGATGGAAATCATGGGAATCCCCATAATGAATTTAAGGAGACTTATCATGGAATACAACATAAAAAGATTGGGAGAAAATTCTACGGTAGAGGTAGAATTAATGGGGTGCGAAAGACTTGAGGCTGTAAAGCAGCTAATTGAGGCAATTGATAATGCTCAAGATTTTGTCGCTACAGTAGGAGGGCCAGAAGAACAAGACCTAATTAATCATATGACAGAAAAAGAAATGAGTGAATTGAAGGCTGGGGATATAGTGAGACACGTAAGTGGAGGTGAGGGTTATATGGTAACCTCTAATTATGGAAAGTCTGTAACCGCCGTAAGAACGATTAATGCTACTAATCCCCGCGAATGGATATTGGTGCGAAAGAATGGAAATCGAATTAAAGGTTAGACCGAGATGGAAGAGATTGTTAATGCTGCCTAAGTTTTGGTGGAAGATGTTCGGGATGACAAATAAAAAGGCAGATTGGCGAGAAAGAATTTCGGGAGCTAATAGGTTGTGTGGGGGTTTAATGAAAAATCATAAGGGGAAAAAGAAATGAAAGACGTTTGGAAAGTAGGATTAGGGTTAAATATTTTACTGACACTTGTGGTGTGGATATTTATGTCGGGCTGTAGCGCTAATCAGTTTTATGTATTGTCTAATGTGGAAAAAGAGATAGGCACTGCCGAAGTTTCAAATGAAATGCTGACAAAGATCAGCAATGAAATGGAGACTATTATCAGTAACAATATGGAAACCATTATCAGCAATATCATGAAACAACTGGGAGATGTAGCAAGTATTAAACCAAGTGCTGATATTGATGTTGATGTAAAGCCGGAAGTCAACGTAGAGAAGAAAAAGTTGCTCGGTATATTTTAAATTATTGAATCCTGAATTACAGGGAGAAAGAGCATGCCAGAATTTAAGGTATTTGGGTTATATGGGCCAGGAATGAGTAAGAAGCCAGAGGAACTAGAGAAGGAACTTAATGATTGGTGGAAAAACCTTCCAGAGGTTAATGATGGCAGAGAGGTTATGTCCCCCAACATATCACCGATAATTAATGACAACTATTTGATTTTAGTTATTAGATATTAACAAGTAAAGGAAAGAAGTGAATAAATAGTGGATATATCACAATTGCCGAAAGACATAGAAAAGCTGGCCGAGAGGCTAGGAGATACAAAACCTTTGATGGAGGACTTGGCGGGGTATTTTATAAAACTTACTCAAAAGAAATGGGAAATCAGGGGGGGCGGAGAATCTTATGGGGGTGTTCAATGGCCGGAACTTGCCGAATCCACTAAAAAGCAAAAGAGAAGCGACAAGTCAAAATACAAAGATGCAAAATATGCAGGGGGAGATAGACGTGGAGACGCACATATCTTGATTGATTATGGTCATATGCACGCAGCTTTAACCAAAGATGTAAGTGCTACCGAGGCCAAGATATTCTTCATGTCACCTGAAGGCAAGAAGTATATGCAACATCATTTTGGCAAGGGGAATGTTAAGAAACGTGTTGTACTGGATATCACGCCGGAAGACGAAAAGGCACTGGATAAAGAGGCTGGAAGGTTTGTTGATAAGGCATTATCTAAAAGATGAAACATTAATAGGAGACAAGACAGTGGATACGAAACAACAAATAACAGATTTAATCAATGCACCGTTTAAATGTGTGGATAGAGCAGCACAAACAAAAGAACTGACAATAGAGTCTTCTGTCGGAAGGCGATATCACATAACAATAGAACCCAACGGGTTTTTAAAAGTAAAAGGGGAAGCAGCTGTGCCCCAATTATTTCCCATTGCTGGAATTAAAATGTGGGAATATGAATGCAAATTTATAGAAAAAGAAATAGAGTTTTTATGCCGAGAGATAAAAACAGAAGAAATATTGAATGACCAAATAAACCAAACCACAACAGATTAACAAAAGTGACACCCATAACATTTAGGTGTCATTTTTTTATTGGGTGAAATTAAAATGATTACCGTAAAAAGAGCAAGGAAAGTGATGGGAGATGCGCTTAAAAAAGATGAAGGTCTGAAACTGGCTTATGTGAGTAATGTAGCCATGTTGCTACATGACCGCTATGGCATTACTGATTGCAAGACAAGGAATCAAGCGGCAGAAGATATTCTAAAATTAATATTTGATTAAAGATATAGATTGTGGCATTATAAATTAATTATAGAGAATTATGTAAAATGGGAGAATGATACTATTGAAAAATATTGATGAACTTTGCCGAGCTGGAAATTGGATGAATTACAATGATCTAAATGAATTTTTAGAAGCATGTAATGTTAGGGAATACATGAAAGCACCACGGCACAATAGAACCGATGGAGAGTGTCATACCATATACATTCACAAGGAAACTGAAATGCTTTTTGTCTTTCATGGTAATGGCTATGATTCTGAATCTTTTAGACCCCTATTAGAATGGGCGAAGCATAGATAATAACTACAATATTAATTGATTTTAAGACGGCACTTGAGTTAATCGGGTGTCGTTTTTTTATTGGGGAAACCAATGCTGGTATTCATTGAGAAGGAAGCAAGGGGAGAACACCCCAACTATAAGAAAGCATTAATACATTCCCTGGAAATATATGGGGACATATCAACCATCGAGGAACTTAAGGGAAATCTGGATGATGCCAGAGAAAGAGCCAGGGGAGCTTTTCACACACATAAAAATGTTGCCGATTGCATGATCTTATGGAAATTACTGGAGAAAAAAAAGAATGAGCTTAAAGGCAGTTAGAAAAAAACTAAAAGAACAGCTTGAAGATGATAATGATCTTCAGAATATGTTTAAGAAATTCTTAATTGAGAAACGGCCAACGCCAGACCAACTGGATGCTATAACGGTCAGGAAAACCGACTCGGAAGAAAGAAAGGAAGAGTTCGGATCGAATTATAACGTGGCTGCCACTTATCATTTTGAGATTGTTGCTACAATGCTGGAGGACAATCTTGAGGATGGCGATGATGCACAGATATTGTCGGATCAATACATTAGACAGGCTCTCGGGACTAGCCTTGATTTAAGCAATACCATAGGGTTTTTGTTAATCGGAAAAACACACTGGGGTTATGATGCACAGAATCAGAACAAATTTTATACTATTGTTTCGGTTCAGTGCAAGCTTGATGAAAACCCGACAGATAGAGATTAGGGGAGGTGTAAAATGAAGAAAAAGGTTAGATATTTAGTCGATCAAGATACCAATCACGGGAAGGTGAAAGCTGGTGATGAACCACTAGTTGATGCCGAAATAGCGGACTTAGAGGTTAAGAGAGGGATTGCGGAGTATGTGGTAGAACCAACACCAAGTTATAAAAATTGGGGTATTCCCAGAAACGCAGAGAAGCCAATACCCACTAAGAATAAGAACGACTCCACAACTAAAGAAGTGGAATCGAAAAAAGGTTATGTGGGGGGTGGAACAGTTGAGCCAGGAGCATACACACTGCATGATGGGGAGGTTTATATACCAAAACCCGAAAATGATAAGGATAAAAAGGACACCGCAATTGAAATAGAGTCAGATGGATTTCCCAAGGGGCCACCGCCCGAAACAGAACCCATAGAGGCACCGAGCTCTATCGTAGAATCCAAACCAACAACCCACAGAAAGAAATCTCGGAGAAAAAAGTACACTTCTAAAAAAAGATCAACATGAAAAAAACAGTAATAATAGAGTGGACAGACAACCAGATCACGTCTTACGGCAGAGTCAAAAAGGGGGGAATAAAAGAACTCCCAGCGAATGAAGCAAAGCCATATCTGGATCGGGGACTATGTATAATTCCCGAATCGGTACTGGTTTCATACGTAGGTATTCACGAAACCAAAACTATAAAATTTAAGGGTGAGGAATATACCTTTATAAAGAATCGGCCCCGTCCGGTTCCGGTAGTGCTGGCAAAAGAAGTCAAGCATTTCAAAGATGCATACAAAATTAAGCCCATCCAAACCCCTACAATCCTATCGAAACAAGATGATGTACTTGAAAAAAAACATTTCACCATCAAATATAACGGGAATTTTGGCGATGTACTGAGGGCAACTTGTCTGGCCGAGTCGCTTTGCAGCATAGGTTATGAGGTAAGTTTTAAGGTAAAAAAACACATGGAAGAACTTTTATTTAACAATCCTTTTGTCAGTCCACCCAAGAAAGATACTATATTTATTGATCTTGATAAAATAAAAGTTCACACACTTGAATCTAAAAATGTATTGAGAACAAATACATGGTTAAAGGTGATTGGATTAGAAGATAGTCCATTTAGAAAACCCTCTTATTTTCCCACGGCTGAAGAGTTGGAAAAAGCCAAGAGGATTGTGAAAGACGATAAATTCACAATCGGGTTAGGCACTACAGCAAGTGTTCCCGGTAAGACATGGCATGGTTTTGATGATCTGAAAAAGAAATTGAGGCCAAAGAACAGGGTTCTTGTTCTGGATAGAAAGGTGGGCGGGGCACATCCTGGATTGAAAGAATTTAGATATTCACTAAGGCATGTAGGGGCAATTATAAGTTTATGCGATCTTATCATAACGAATGACAGCTTAATCTTACATCTTGCCGGTGCAATGGATGTTCCGTGTATTGGGCTGTTTGGCAATACAAATGGAAGAGTAATGACTCAATCTTACCCGTTTTGTGTACCGATTGACGGGAAGTGTGTAAAAAAACCTACCCTATCTGGCAATGCTGTCAAATCCTGTTGGTATGATGTGTGCCAGGATTATCATGTGGGTGAATTGCCGTGTTTAGGCAATATCTCGGTTGATGAAGTGCTAACTACAATCAATAAGATGAGGTGCTAAGATGGAGCTAGTCATATTTTTTCTATTAAGTGCATATGCGATCTTCTTCCTTTGTCAGTTACGGAAAATTGGTTTTTTATTAGAAGACATTGGGGATGAATTAAAAAAGCTCAATACTCCTAAGAAATCAGTTTATTTGGAACCATCAAAAGCGGAAACTACCGATGCCGAGTGGAAAAAGATTGCCAAAAGGGTGATATTAGAAATGCGAAACATGCCTCGTGAAAAAATCTTCTACGATACCCAAATAATGAAATGGAATAAAGGGAGGTGATGTAGTTTGGCAAAGAAGAAAGGAAAGAAGAAAAAAAAGAAAAAGGTGGCCGTTCCCATGAGGGGAAGGGCGGGTAGGGTAAAATAAATTTCAATTGGATAAATAAAACATGGAAATAAAAACAATCCCGATATCAAAGATTAAACCGGCTGTCTATAATCCGAGAAAGGATTTAAAGCCCGGTGATCCTGAATATGACAAGCTGAAAAAGATTATCAATGAGTTTGGGCTGGTTGATCCCTTGGTTATAAATAAGGACTTTACGCTCATTTCAGGGCACCAACGGTTGAAAATCTTAAAAGAACAGGGTGTTAAGCAAGTCCAGGTCAGCGTTGTCAACCTAAATAAGCAAAAGGAAAAAGCCCTGAACATCGCTCTCAATAATCCTTCGGCTCAGGGGGAATGGTGTTATCCGAAACTTAAGGATTTAATTGTTGAAATTGATGATGGGGCACTGGACATGGAGCTTCTTGGTTTTGACGAATTAGAGCTTAAAGATATTTTTGATTATGAGGGGTTGAATGTAGGTGGTAATGGTGGTGGGGCTGGAAGCTCTGGCAAAAAACCCCTCCAATGTCCTGAATGTGGCTATGAATTTCCCCCTAAAAAAGGCAAAGAAAATTGATTAAAAAACAAGCATCAAATTCCACAATGGATAAAACATGATACGGAAAAAATCATTTTCTTTCGGGGACTTTAGTGTTCATCCCGCACATCAGTATTGCCTAGCAAAATTAGGCCATTCTTTCTTCTTTCTCAGGGAAAACCTAACCTATGACTGGCGAGTAAACACCAGACCACAACCATATAATTGTTATTTTATCAACATTGCAAACCCCAATGACTTTGATTTGATTATTACCCATAATGGTAGACAGGTAAGACAGGTTGAAAATTGGAAGGAATCGGGAATACTTACAAAAGACATTCCTTTGATTTATATATTCCATTTTCAACCGAGTGGTGGTGATGATGAAAAAGAGGGTATGGCTTCAAAGCTTGAAGGATATCACCTGGTATTCAACAGCTATGATTCGCAGAAATCTTGGGGTATGCCTAATGAATCGCAGCGCACTATCATACATGGGTTTGATCAAGACGAATGGCGAAAGTGGAAGGGTGGGATTAATGGTGTTCTGACAGTCGCAGGTAGAATGGGAGATCGACCTCATGTAACGGGCTATCCTTTTTGGAAAGATGTAGTTACCAGCCTTGAGTGTGAAAAGCTGGTGATGGGTAGCAAGTGGGATAAGATGATGAAGTGGGAAAAGGGGATAGTAAGACATTCAAAAAACTGGGATGATCTAAAAAAAACAATGGCTAACTATGATGTTTATTTTTCCCCTACTCACGAGAGTCCTTTCCCAAGGGCAAGAAGTGAGGCATTTGTAACGGGAATGCCTATGGTAACTACACCGGATCACAATGTTAACCTTTATGTGGAACACAGTATAAATGGATTTATCACAGACGATGCCGACGAAGCCGTTTATTACATTAATCTGTTATTAGCTGATAAAGACCTAAGAAAGCGGTTCAGTAAGAATGCCAGGGAAAAGGCAAGAGAAGTTTTGAACATAGACAGATTTTTAAAAGAGTGGAATGATTTACTTGATTTTATTATGGGGTAGTGATGTCTGACGAAAGAAAGGAAGAGCTAAAAAGGGCGGAAACTTTTGCTGAAGCAATTGAGGGGAAGCTAGAGGAAAACCTCAATGAGTTGACGAAAGGTTTTGGCGTATGTAGTAAATGCAAACATCTTAGGATAGTAGAAACACAGTATGGTCGTTGTCGAACAGAATGTTTTTTATTTTATGATGCATGTAAAATCGCACCAAATCGCATTGATCCCATAATAAAATGTTCAAAGTTTTGGGATAAAGCATGGACAGAATTCAAAGACTTGGAAAGGTCGGCAATATTAATCGAACCAGACAAGAAGAGACCAGGATTTTAAAAGCTGCTCTATGCAACCAACCTTAACAGACTTAGGATTGCGACCATAGGGCTGAACAGAGGAGGGTGAGTAAGTAGCTTCCCACCGTAGCCGGTGAGAGATTGCCCTTCGGGTGTCGGAAGAAGCTACCTGCCGCGACAGTTCCGACACCCAAATAATTAAATCCCCGCCATCACGTATGATGGCGGGTTTTTTTATGGAGGATTAAACGTGAGGAAAGCATTTATTTTATTCAGCATCATTACCCTACTTTGTTTTGTGCGGGGCGTAGCTCAGTCGGGAGAGTGTCTGTCTTGGGAACAGAAAGTCGCTGGTTCAAGTCCAGCCGTCCCGACCATTCAATTAGATGAATTACTTTCTAAGTGGGAATCAATGCCGAAAGACACTTGGGAATTATTTATCAAGCTAATGCCAATCCTTCCCTCAGACATAGTTATGGCCGTTCCATCTGACCCAAAGTTATTGGGGATCATATTGCTTTGTAGGGTTGGCCCCCCGTCTACCACACGGTTATGGTCACACCTGATTACAAATGGATTACGGCCAATCCTGGTGATGGATGTCAGCACATAAGTGGATGGGGTGGTGATCACCTACTCTATATTGTGATTCGCAAGAGAAACGTTACTCCGCTTGAAATGATAATTGCACTTACCAGGATATATTCAATCCCCTGTAATTATGACTGGACTAATTACTATATGGGGTGGACACAGTTTTTAATAGACTGTGTTTGTCCTGGCTGTGATTTGCCTAGATTGCCCCCCGACTGGTGGTGGCTCATAGGTGGAATGGAGTGCATTTCAAATGTAGCGTTTGCATGGAATTTTGAAAATCATCAAAACATTAGACCCAATGAAATGGTCAATCATCCAGACTGGCGGGTAACTTGTATTTTGCCAGCAAATTAATTTAACATTTTATGTGGAGGTAAAAATGAACGTATTTCAAAAGCTATTACTTGAAACATTAATCGCCGTGATAATGCAGATGATGACACCGGAGAAAATCAAGATATTTGCAATGGGTCTGGTTGATTATGCAAGAAATCATGTGCTTGGCACCGAGACAAAGGTGGACGATAAATTTGTCCTACCCCTTTTGGATAGGATTGTTGAGGCGTTTGGTCTTGATAAGACTACTGGCGGATACTAAATAAAATGACCGCCAAGATATTTGACATCAACAGGGAAAAACTAAAGAGAATCCAGCGAAAGCGGGGCATAGAACCACTAACGGGTAAAGCACTGTCAACCCGCCTTCGTGAATTCACCGAGGCGTTCAGACAATACAATGAGCGTCTAAAAGAGGACATACGAAAACGTGAAGCCGAAAGAAATATTCCAAAAACTTGAGGCCGATGGATTTAAGCGGTTTGTGAGGGCTGACATAATCCTCACTAACAATCTATCGGGTATGTTTGCACGGTTAATCAGGCTCAAAACCAATGGCAAGTGTAGCCATGCCGAGATGTATGCTTTTACCGGCCATTCCATAGGAGCTAACAGAAACGGAGTTAATATAAACAATCTTAAACGGTTTTTTAATGGCAGGACCGAGGTTTGTGTTTATCGGCGCAAGGGATTAAAACAGGCCGATAGAACAAAGATTCTTTATAATGCCTGCAGGTGGTTGCATCGACCCTATGATTGGCCTGGTGTTATCTGCCAGGGACTGGACTGGATATTCAGAACAACTTCGTTTTCGAGAAAGTTTAATGGTTCATATTTTCCCTATTGTAGTGAGTTGATCGGGCGTGCATGTAAGCCAAGAAAGGTATCGAGCAAACCCATTGAGGTCGCTACTCCGCAAAACATATTAGATTTTGTGGGTATATCTCCCAAGTGGAAATTAGTTTTCCATATGCTTAAGGTGGATGGTGAATGGCATTCAAATATTTCTTAATCATTACGATTATCATGCTTTGCAGTTGCAGTATAAGCCTGAGAAATAGACAGGATGAGGCTATCTGTGGGCACAGAGTAATGGATGGTTGCACGGTGTTTATTGTGTTTGAAGCAAGGCTTATTGACGGATATAGCGATAAACAGAAATAAGGAATTCAGTTAGTGCATTTTATGCAATAGCTGGCTGCATTTTTAAACCGTTCAATTGAGCGGCTTTTGCTTTCAATGTTCCTGTAGTCCTAAATGGATAAGGACACCAGGCTTTCAACCTGACTACGTGGGTTCGATTCCCATCGGGAACACCAATATTGCGGGGTGGGCAAGTTGGTTAAGCCGATGGTCTCATAAGCCATTTTACGTGAGTTCAAACCTCACCCCCGTAACCATTTTGGGACGTTGGTGTAATGGGAACATCTCAGACTCCAACCCTGAGGCCGAGGGTTCAACTCCTTCACGTCCCGCTATTGGACATATTAAGGGACATAAATTTACACCTATCGGTGTAACTACCTACAACCTAAACATTATTCATGGACATTTTAGAGGACAAAAGGAAGTGATGAAAAAAAAGAAAAGCAGGGCAGTATTAAAGAAAGAGATACAAGAAATGATCGTAAAGAGTTGGGATGAGATTATTGACTCTGTTCCATTAATTCAGTTTTCTACAATTCGTTGGAAGAAGGAATATACAAATTCTCGTGGTGGATGTTTCTCGATATCATATATTCCGGGGGGACTTGATGTCATTCTCGAAATCTATTCAGGTGTTTACAATGGAATGAGCAGAAAATATATCGAATGGGGTCTTTGCCACGAAGTGGGTCATGTGTACTTATGGGATTTTGAGGGGGGAGAAAAGGACATGGAAAAAATGTCAACATTTATCGGACTCCTAGTCTATAAGCTACTAACAGAGCGACGGCAAAATGGCAAAAAAAAGAAACTACAAAAAAGAATATGATAATTACCATTCAAAGCCCAAGCAAAAGAAAAGACGGGCTCTACGTAATGCAGCTCGCAAAAAAGCAGGGTTGAAGGTGGGCGATAAGAGGGAAGTCGATCATAAAAAACCATTGTCAAAAGGTGGCAGTAATAAAAAAGGCAATCTAAGAGTTGTCTTAAAAAAAACAAACCGGAAGAAGGGGAATAGGTGAAACTACACCTTGGCTGTGGCAGTGATTACCTGGATGGATATATCAATGTTGATAAGTTTGATTATGAGAAAGGTGATACCTCCAGGCGTGGCAGTAAATACGATGTTAAGGCCGATATCTTTAAGCTCCCCTTTAGAAGTAAAAGCATAGAATTAATATTAATCGTTCATGTCCTGGAGCATTTTTATAGATGGGATACGATTGATATCTTGCGAGAGTTTAGCAGGGTATTACAAGCAGGCGGTAAACTTGTTGTAGAAATGCCCGATCTTGATCGATGTATTCAGTGGTATGTTGAGGGGGGATATGACAGGCATGGTGGTAGGGCGATCAATACTCCGCTCGGCAGATTGAACAAGGGATATACTCAGCTCTATGGAAATCAATGGTCAAGGCTTGAATACGAAGTGCATAGATATGTGTGGACCAAATCTGAATTTACCGAGGTATTGCAAAACATTAGATTTTCCATAGAAGAAGTAACAAACAAAACTAAGTTTCACATGGTCAACAGGGACATGAGGGTAATTGCGGTTAAATGAAATACAGATGGGAATTTCTAATTTGCTGTTGATACAGAGCCACAAAGAAAATGTTTTGTTGACGACAGAATCAAATGGATAGGAAAACCATCAATTGAGGCCGCAAAAGAAATCCCCGACAAAAGTGTGGACATGGTTTTTATTGATGCCAATCACAAATATCAGCACGTAAAAGAAGATATTATGGCGTGGCTGCCTAAAGTAAAAGATAGCGGCATCCTTTGTGGCCATGATTATTGTCCGGCAGAGACAGGAGTATATAGAGCGGTAAACGAATTACTAACCCATGTCAAATCAGAGGAAATGAAGGGCGAACCATGTGGAAAACAATATAGAGGGGTGTGGTTTGTGGAGGTAAATGATGGGTGATAAAGAAAAACCTCTTGTAGCAATCATTACACGGGCACAAAACCGATTAGAATATACAATCAAATGTATTAATGCCGTTAAATTAAATACCCTCTACCTCAATTATGAACACATCATTGTTTCTCAGGATTCAACTGACGGAACGGTCGAATGGTTGAACTGGATAAAAAAGGATATGCCTAACCTTGCATATTTTGGGCACGTAAAAGTCTTACATCCCCAAAAGAATCTAGGCAGTTTAGGCGGTACGCTATACGCACTAGACAAAACAGAGGCCGAACTCATTGTAGTGCTTGATAATGATATGGAAGTTCCCGGGGGATGGCTTTGTAAAATGGTGCATTTATGGGAATGGCTTGAGGCTAACGTTAAAGATTCTATTGCACTTATGGCTAGGCGGATTGGGGTTATAAAGATAAAAAAAGGTAATTTTGCCTATCATCTAAATTATCGCAAAGGCATAGTCACTGTTTTTGCTGTTACTGGCCCCGCCGCTTGTTTTATATGTAGGAAGCAATCCCTGTTAAATCATGAAAAAGAAATGAAAGAACACCTACACCTCAGCAACTTCGGAAAAGCCTTCAAGGTGTTTGACGTAGAGGTAACACACATGGAAGGTGCACATCTACGTGGAGATGGTAGTTATTTACAAAACCATAAATATAAACCAAGGGAAAAGAAAGCATGAATGATCCCCGCCCCGATATGTACTTATACTATAAACAGTTAATGAAGCATCTTAATTGGGATGAAAGTAAATTCTTTAACGGTGAGTTTGTTTATCCCCGTCAATTTGAGATTCATTTACCCGCAGATCATAAAAGACCGTGTAATTTGGCTTGCCCTGCCTGTGCTGGTGCATACTTTGATAAATCATTAGGTCGATGGGAAATGGATTGTCTTGAACTACTGGATAAACTTCAAGGCAAAATCCCATATCATATTTATGGTGGTGCATATACGGAGCCGTTGTTAAACCCCTACTTTATGACCTTCATGGCAATGACAAAAAAATGGGGCAATCATTTTGGTATTCATACGAACGGCACACACCTTAGTGATCTTGAAACTAATTACGGGCTATTGACGGAGTTAAACCGATTATCTACCGATGAAGTAGACTATTTATCGGTAAGCATTGATGCTGGCTTACCCTGGAGTTGGGGAAAGACAAAGGGTACAAGAAAGCGGAAGATGTTTGGGGATATATTGGAGGGAATAAGACAGGCATGTGTAATTAGGGAAAAAGCGGGTGGTGGTCATGCAATCAGATTATGTTATTTGATTTCTCCTGAAAGTGGAAACATTGAGAATTTCGATGCCATAGTATCAATAGCTAAGAGTCTTGGGGTAGACAGCCTTAGATTCGGCATACCCTTTGGTAATTACAATCAGAGCTTTGACACAATACGAAAATACAAAACGGAAGTTGAAATTCCAAATAACGACGCATATTGGAAATTACTTGAACCAATAGTCTCAAAGAGCAAAGATGAAAAACCTTACATATTCTACACGGGGCCGGAATACACAGATATTGACAAATATGATTTTACCGTTTGTTTATACTCATATTATCAAATTACCGCGGGGGCAGATGGTTATTTTTATAAATGTAGTACAACCGCAACTCCTACGGGAAAGCAATGCAGAATCGGGAAAATGACATCTGATTTGGAGAAGTTTAAAAAAGTTATTATGCGAAATCACAATCCAGAATGGGATTGCAAGAAAATGTGTTTTGACAGGGGATTGCGGGGGAATCGTATGGCACTTGAGATCAACCGAGAATATTTCCGAAAGGCAAAAAAGGTAAATTGAGAAATGAGGAGGAATTAATGAGAAGATTAGCAGTTATGCCGAAACTCCACTCGGCCACCGGAAGTATACTTTTTACCCCTCACCAGGATGAGTTGTTTAGGTTGATGAAAGTAGAAATGGGATTTGAGTGCATAAAACAAAATAAGACGGCAAGGAATGGAATTTGTGAGAAAGAACCACAGTATTAATAATCGCATTCAACAAATAAAGAAAATAGTAGAAGAAGTTGAGGAAGTATAATGAAAATATTCATTACCGGTGGTGCGGGATTTATCGGTAGTCATTTGTTCAATTAGTAAAGCGATGAAATACAGAGGTACGGTTTATATCCCCACAATGGTATCACGGGACAGGCATCCCGCCGATCATTTAAGCATTTTTGCCGAAATGATAGCGAAAGAATTTAATTACAAAATTCTTTGCACCGATTCTTTAGATATCGGGCAAGTAGAAGGGGATACACTATTTACTATTAAATCCCCACAAGTGAGCTATCCAAAAGCATTAAAGGATATTAGCAAATTAAAACAAGAGATACGATTCGTTTCATATCTACAGGATTTGAACAATACGGTATTAAAGGAATCATTAGAACGGGCGGATCTCATACTGTACTCATACAAAGAAGCATTTGGGGGCAGTTTCTCAGAATATCGACACAAAAGTCTATACTTTCCTACTTTCGTAATCCCCTCCGAACGGTATTTCTCAATAGAAAATGAATTTAATAAAAGAATAAAAAAATGTTTAGTAACTGGAGTAACGGATGGCCAGTGGTATCCATTACGACACAAAGCATCTTTGGGATCACAAGAGATTTTTGAGGTTATACCCCATCCCGGCCATAACATACCTGTCTCGGAATTGATAAATGATCCAAAAGTATATGTGCGGGATAAATATGCCAGAAAGCTTAGTGAATATGTTTGCAGCCTTACCTCAACGCTTAAGGGGAAAACAAAAGCAACGACTAACTGGCTCGTATGTAAATATTTTGAAATAATGGCAAGCGGAACGGTTTTGGTAGCTAATTGGTGTCCCGAGATGGATGAACTTGGCTTTGTAGATATGGAAAATTATGTTAAGGCAGACACCAGTAACTTTGAAACCATAGTGAAAGACATTATATTTAATGCTCACGCTTATGAAGATATCGCACAAGCCGGCAGGGAATTTACCAGGACTTATCACACAATAGAACGCAGAATGGAAACATTGAGAAAATTACTATGAAGATAATCATTGTCGGTGCCGGTCTTGCGGGTGCAACGGCAGCTGCCGTTTTATCCGAGAATCATAATGTTGAAGTATTTGAGATAAGGAATCATATCGGGGGAAACTGTTATGATGGTTTGATTAATAACATTATGGTTCAGCAATATGGCGGACACATTTTTCATACTTCAAACGACGAGGTATGGGAGTTTGTTAAACGTTATGCACATTTCAATAATTATAGGCACAAAGTAATTGCCAATACTAAGAAGCACCTCTTGTATATACCCGTTAGCAAAAGCATAATGGAGCAGTTCAAACTCACCGAAAAAGATATTATTGATCTTGTATTTAAAGACTATAGCGAAAAGCAGTGGGGCAAAAAATTTGCAGACCTCCCCGGTCACATAAAAAACCGCGTTCCAATAGTAAGGGAAAATGAAGGGGATACCTTCTTTACTGATAAATGGCAGGGCATCCCCACGGGCGGATATACCAACATGATTGGGAACATGCTCGAAGGTTCAACCGTTCACTTGAGGGTATCAAGGGATGAGTGGCGAAAAAGAAAATGTGATCTTATCATTCACACTGGCTCAATAGACCAAGCATATAACTACACACATGGAATGCTTGGATACCGATCTTTGAGGTTTGAACACAGGCAAGAAAAAAAGCGAATGTCTGCCGTGATTAATGAATGCACACACGATGTGCCACACACCAGAAGTTACGATAATTCTCACTGGCAAAATCAGAATGTTGAACAATCGATAATAACTTATGAATACCCATGCCCACAGAATGAAACCCCATATCACCCAGTGGGAAGCCCAGAAGAAAGAAGCAGATATCATAAGTATTTAGCTGGAAATAAAGGGGGCATCCTGTTTATGGGTAGGCTTGGCCTGTATAGATACATGAATATGGATGAAGTTGTCGCCGATACACTAGAGAGAATTAGGGGAATCTAATTTATTTAACAATGGTAAAGGGAGTAACAGAGCCGTTCTTTTGAGCGGCTTTTGCTTTTTGGGAGAGGTTTAGTGAAGGTATTATTGATAAATCCACCCTTTTATAGATTTATGGGTCTTGAGCAAGATTATGTTCCGCTGTCTTTGCTGGCAGTTGGTTCTAAATTGTTAGAAGAAGGAAACACGGTCTATTTAAGAAACATGGAAGTGGGGGAAAGCCTGGTCTATGAGGGATATTGCGGAAGGGTTGAAAATTATGACAAATACATAGAATCCCTAACTGAAGATAATATTGTTTGGAAAACCCTAGAAAAAGACATTGAAGATATTAAGCCAGACAAAATCGGGATATCAGTTCTAAACGTTAAACATAAATCAGCACTAAAAATAATATCAATCGCCGATAAATGCGGTATTCCCGTGTTTGTGGGCGGTCATCATCCGACTATCCTTCCCGAATCATATCCCCAAAACGTAAAAGTTTTTAAAGGTGAATTTGAGTCTGGGGGGTGCAGGGTTGAAATCTTAGACGAATTGCCATTTCCGAGATATGACATATTATTAGATGAGTATTCACCCAATGGATATGCGCACGTAATAACTGCAAGGGGCTGTCCTTATGGGTGTCGATTCTGCGCAAGTCTAAACGTATGGGGTAGAAAAGTTACATTTAAGTCAGCCCCTAGAATCCTGCGGGAGATGGAGTATATAGAAAATACATTTCATTGTGACTATTTCACTATTTGGGATGAAACATTCACCCTGAATCCGAGAAGATTAAAAGAGTTTTGTTCTGCCTATAGTCTCAATTCTAAATGGAGATGTGACACCAGGGCTGACACCATAGACGAAGAAATGATTAAAATGATGACCGGCTCCGGATGTGGTCAAATGAGCATAGGAATTGAATGTGCAGATAATACCATGCTAAAACGTATTGGCAAACATGAGCGAGTTGAAGACTTCAAGAAGGCGGCAGAGATATTAAATAAATACAATGTACAATGGAAAGCATATTGTATGCTGGGGTTCCCAGGGGAAAAAGAAGTTGACCTGATAAACACCATAGACTTTGCCAAGTCTTTGAAGCCATTTAGAATTACTCTGAGTTTTTTTACCCCGTATGTAGGAACGGATTTATTCGGGGAGTGTGAAGATTTAGGGCTTATAGATAAAGATTTTGATTTTGCAATGCATGCCCATCAAAGCCCCCACAATTATTTTTGCCCCGACATACCAAGAGAAAGGTATTTTGATATACGGGCACGGCTTTCCGGCGAGGTTGATGAATATAATAGGACTGCATTAAAAACATGGAAATGAAAAATGTTAGAATGTTTTTGGAGAGCAATAAAAACATAGCACTAATAGGACACGGTTATTGGGGTGAAAAGCTGGAAAAGTATATTCCGGCTTTTTTTAATTTAAAGCATGTCTGCGATTCAAAAACAGATATGTCTAGGATGTGGGATGATATTGAGGCGGTAATAATAGCCACCCCGATTGAAACACACTACAGTATTGCAATGGGTGCGCTAATACATGGCAAGCACGTATTTTGTGAAAAGCCTATAACATTAAAACAGGGTGAGGCTTTAAGGCTTAAGCATACCGCCAACGAAAGAAATGTGAAATTGGGGGTTGAATATACATTTCAGTTTTCCCGGGGGATTCGGCATATGCTGGAATCAATCCCTAGGATTGGCAAAATACAGCACATTGAAATGACGTCAGTACATCTTGGCCGATTCATGAATCATAATGTTTATTGGTTGCTGGCCTCTCATTACATGGCTGTACTAGATCAAATAATTGACTTAGAATCATTGAGTTGGATAACCAGAGATTATGTCAAAAACAATGACATCGTTACAACGGGATCACTGTTTTTCAAAAACAACGATTTAACCGGGGAAATAAATGTAAGTTTAAATTACCCGGGGAAAGAAAGCAATGTCGTCATTTACGGTGACAAGGGTACTATAAAGTTTGATTCAATTACCGGAAAACTGGAAATAACCGAGTATGACAAGATCCCAATGGCATTACCGCCGGAACTAACCCAATGTTACGATGAGCACTATACCGACGAAAAACACAATCTAAAATATGCAATGCAATATTTTAAGGACTTAATAGACGGTAAGGCCGAGCCAAATATCGACACGGCTATTAAAACCACACGCATATTACAAGAGATATAATATAATTAACGATAATTCCCTCAGAAGGCATTATAGAAAATGAGAATAGCGGTAATGAAAGACTCTAAATCGTGGATTGTGGACAAAATGACCGACACAATCAAGGAGTATGCCCCCGCCGACGTCGGCTTTACGGATTTTGACGTAGATATAGATATTAAAGCATTATTGAGACTTGCAAAAACCCATGACATCATTTATTCAGCGTTTTGGCAGCCGTTCATGAGAAACAACCTTGTATTAGATGACCAATTCCCCGGAAACAAGACCGTTATTCAGGTTCATCACCTAGTTGACGAAAAAGATAAAAATCAGCTTAAACTTTGTTCCCCTACCATACAGCATATTGGTTATTATTGTAGAACAGCTCAGGCATCTTTAAGTTTATTGGGGTACAAGGGAAGTCTATACAAGCTCAATCAGTTCGTGGATTCAAAAAGATTTGAAAATGTGGAACCACACGAACCGTCTAAAATATTTAAAATCGGTTGTTTTAGCCAAAATATTCCCAGGAAGTGTTTTGGTGTCTTATATGAAGCACTTGATCGAATGAAAAACGTGGAACTTATCACAACTTTAGGGCCTGAACATGAAAAAGTTAGGAGATACGGGAGGGTGCCAGATGAAGAACTGGTCGAATTATTTTCAGAAATTGACTGTTATGTATCGACTTCAAATTGTGAGGGTGGGCCAGTGGGCGTACTGGAGGCGATGGGATGCGGAGTGCCTGTTGTTACTACTAATACTGGTTTTGCTGGTGATATTCTCAAGCATGGCATAAACGGGTTTGTTATTCCTTTTTATGGTGTAGATGCACTGGTGAAAAGGCTGGAATGGGTAAGAGAGAACCCGGGAACGGCCAGGATAATAGGAGAAAGCGGTAAAATGACCGTTGCAAAATATACACCCAAAGCATTTAGCAAGCAATATATTAATATGTTTAGGAGGATAAAGGAGGTATGTCATGCAGGGTGATGATATTATTTATGAAGAGCCCCTTGTAATGCTAATCAACTCCCTTATTGATCATATTGGAAGTGGGGAGGGGATAAAATGCAAAACATATGATTGCAAATATTGGCAGCCTGACTTTGGTGATGGATGTGGAATAAAGCGCATTGCTTTACGGAAAGGTATTTGCCATGTCTGTGAAAAGGGGAGGTCCGAGATAAGAAAAGATTTAAAAAGGGAGCAGATGTTTTATCCGGGGGATCTCAATTTGCCGAAAGAAAAAACTCCTAGCGCAAAACAACTCAAGAACACACTCAATTCTCTTAAACCAAAGAATTGGGGCAAGAAAAAGACTAAAACCAAAAAACAATGAGGGTACTATGACAGAACAAAAAGAAATAAATAATTTCAAGAAAAAACTGGGGGACTCATATATAAATAGTGACAACTCACAGCTTGGCGGTGATTTTGGTGAAATCCTTGCCTATGAGTTATGGTATCAGCCAATAAATCCAAGAATGCAAACTAAAACACGTAATGATGGCTTTCAAACTGGCCTGGGATTCAAAGATATTGCTCATAAATGGGGCATTAGTGTTGCCTTCTTAGGAGAATTAATAGCTGACCATTGTAAGAGATTGGAGGATTTGAATACTTGATGCTTCAAATATTAACATGTTTAGGAGGGTTACGGAGGTAGCGTTATGAGCATACTCAGCAAGACAGAAGAAATACAATATCTTGGTCAAATGCTAACAGCGACAACCGCAGAAGATAAGGGGCGATTACGTGCGATCTCGGAACGCCTCGACCAATGTATCAAGTCAACCCCTAGCGTTGATTCTAGCCCCCGATTTTACCGAATCCACTAGAGATTTCCACTAAATTTTTGGGGTTTCAAGTTTACCTAAACGCCCTTCAGAGCATGAAAATGATTC